CCCGTGTCTTCAGAACTTAAAGCGTTATAACCTACAGCGGTGTTTTTTTCACCTGTAGTTAATGCATCTCCTGCTAATCCACCTACAAGCGTATTTTTAACACCTGTTGTAACTGCTACACCAGCATTATGCCCAATCGCTATATTGTAACCATTACCATCGTAGTTTAAACTTCCTAAAGCAGATTGTCCAATAGCAATATTTCTTGAACCTGTATCTTCAGTAGTAAGAGCTTCATAACCTATAGCTACATTGTTACTTCCTGTAGTTAATGAATCACCCGCAAGACCTCCTAATAAGTTATTTTTGAGACCTGTTGTAACTTGATTACCTGCGTTGTATCCTACAGCTACATTATAGTTATCAGTATCGTTATTTGCGTTTGCAAGTGTACCAAAACCAATGGCAACAACTCTACTACCTGTATCTTCAGTAGTTAAAGCGTAAGTACCAATAGCAACATTAAATTGACCTGTGGTTAAATTATCACCTGCGTGTCCTCCTATTAAAGTGTTTTGAACACCTGTTGTCATAGAAACACCTGCATCATATCCAACAGCTACATTGTAAGCGTCAGCTCCTGCATTTAAAGCAAATAAAGAATTATGTCCTACAGCAACGTTTCTTCCGTGTCCATCTTCTGTAGATAAAGCGTTATGTCCTACAGCAATATTTCGTGTACCAGAACTTAACGCATCACCTGCGTTATCACCTATTAAGATGTTAAAATTACCATCATTGATAGCCATTCTTCCTGTAACATCTACTCCACTACTTGTTGTTTCAAACTTTTTGCTGTTATCGTGATATAATTCAACTGCGCCATTACTTAAAAATCTTGCTTTGTATTCAGAAAGACCAGAATCTAATATATCTACTTGTGTACCTCCTATTTGTAAATTACCTGTTCCTGTATCTTGAATATTAGAATTTGAAGCATCGTGATATATTAGTAAATCGTTTCCTGTACCAAATTTTGCTACAACATTATCCCCAAGTAATAAATTTTTAGATACTGCAATACTTGTTGCACTACCATCTAATCTAAAGTATTCAGCTATCCCACCACTACCGTCATCAGACCTGAATATAATATCCTTATCATCTGCTTGGTTTTCTATGACAAGATGACTTGTTACATTTTGTATATAAGTATCGCTTCCATCGTGGCTAATTTTAAAATCATCATTATCACCAAAAGCTGCTTGTACGTTATCTAAAAATCTAATTTTTTTATGCGCTTTACTAAAACCTTGACTACCATCAATAGTTAAATAGTTTGCTATTGTGCCACTATTCGTAGCTTGAATAAATATTCTGTCATTATCACCTTCATTTCTAAGATATATGTCGCTAGTTGTAGAGGTAATAAAATTACTATTACTTCCATCGTGAAATATTTGTAAATCATCACTATCACCAAACTGCGCCTTTACATTATCAAAATGTAGTGTTGATTTTAAAAATCTAGTTTCAACTGCACTACCATCAACTCTAAAGTATGTGGCAAATCCACCAGAACCATCATCACTCTGAAAGTTGATGTCTTTGTCATCTGCTAAATTTTTTAAATATAAATCACCTGTATTATTTAACAAAAAAGAATCAGTACCATCGTGATATATTTGTAAATCATCACTATCACCAAAAGTTATTTTTTTACTATCTGCTAAACTTACATTACCTGCAAAAGTTGCATCACCACTTGAATCAATACGCATCCTTTCAGATCCACCTGTTTTAAATTGTAAATCACTACCTGTTTTTCTAACTTGTATATTATCATTACTACCAAAGGAAATTGTTGCATCAGTTCCAATTTCTAATTGTCTAGTACCAGATGAAGAAATTCTAATTTTACCCCCATCAACGTCTAATAATGCGTTGGGAGAAGACGTTCCAATACCTACGTTTTTTGAAAAAATATTAGCTTCTGCACCACCATCTAATCTAAAATATTCAGTTACTCCACCAGAGCCGTCATCTGACTTAAATATAATATCTTTGTCGTCGGCTGAGTTTGAAATAGTTAAGTCTCCAGTTTGATTTGTCATTGATGTATTTGAGCCATCGTGAGTAATAAAAAAATCAAATCCAGTTCCATAATAAGCAATAACACTATCTTGAAACATTACATTTTTTTGGAATTTAGTCATTACTGTTGACCCATCCAAAGAAAAATATGAAGCTGTTCCACCACTTCCATCATCACAGAAAAATATAATATCCCCATCGTCGTGTTTATTGCTAATGTAAAAATCACCAGTACTGTTTTCAATAAGTGAATTTGTACCATTATGAAATATTTGTAAATCTGCACTTGACCCTACGCACACTTTTTTGTCATCAGCAAATACGTTATTAACGCTTGTAATAATATTTCCATTACCTCCATCTAATCTAAAGTATTCAGTTACTCCACCAGACCCATCATCACATCTAAAACTAATATCACCATCATCTAAGTTTTGTATAATCTGTAAAGTACCTGTAAAATTTTCTATATTAGAATTTGTGCCGTTATGATATATTCTTAAATCAGCACTTGTACCAAACTTTGCTTTTACATTGTCAGGGTGTAATGTATCTAATTGAAAGTTAATATTTGTATCACCACCATCTAACCTAAAATATTCTGTAGGCGTACCACTACCATTATCTGCAAGAAACGATATATCACCACCAACTACAGAGCTTTGTATTTTTAAGATACCTGTTTGATTCTCTATAAATGAATCTGTACCGTTATGATATAGTTTTAAATCGCCTCCTGTTCCTACTTGTACTTGTATGTTGTCTTGTAAAAGTAAGTTACCTGTCATAGTACCACCAGAGGTAGGTAAGAAACCACTACCTATAAGATTGCTAGGTGATATTCTAACATTATCCGATCCGTTAAAACCAACGACAAACGCAACATTAGAACTGTCGGTCTGTAACGTAAACTCTGAAAACTTCTTATCTGACATATCTACTTAGTTTCTTTGTTTATATATTCTACTTTTACGTTTTGTGTATTATTAGTATACCAATTCATATCTAAATACTTTTTAAGTTTTACTATATTTTTATTTTTTGGTTTGTATCTCACAGAACCCATCCATTAAACAAACCATCACTATCTGGGTAAACATCACCACCTGTATTTTGGTTATACTCAGGAAATAAATTACTATTATTTTCTATGTAATCTAAAAACCTTTGTGTATAATATTCTGCTGTGTTTCTTGCTTTACCTACTAGATAATCAACTTCTTCTTTTGCAACGCTTTCTGCGTTCTCTGAATTACCTTTAAATATACCTCCGTTTTTTATTTGATATGCCGCATAAGGTATATACTCAGCTTGTGCAAACCAAATTAACATTGGCTGTACATAAGTATTTACTAAGGTTTCATAGTTTCCTGAAAGACCAGAGCCTGCAATATCTGCACCAATTTTATCATATAATTTAGTTCCTAGATAGTTTCTTATTTCAGTTTGTTGCGCTACTTTAATAAATTGTATAAACTTATCAGTATCAACGTTACCATCAATGATACTATTCTTAACTAAATCTGTTCTCGATATAAATAATACTGTTGCCATAATTAATTGTTAAAACCCATTTTATTCCAATAAGCTGCTGTGTAACCTGCTCTTGGCATATTTCTAGGAGCTATAGATACTTTATTAGGATTAGCCTCTGGTCTGAAACCCTCTGTTCTTGCTTTTGTTGTACTTATAGTATCTCCTAAACTTTTTTCTCCATCTTTCCTTGCATATATTTTTCTAGTCCATCGATGACTGCACCTCGGACCTCCTTTGTATAACCAAATTGAATATGTTGATTTGCCCTTACCTGCAAAGTCTGGATTGACTGCTACATTTTCCATAGCTATAATATCTTCTTTACGATAGATTTTTTTAGCTTTCATCATTTTTCTACAAAACTCTCTTGAATTTGTAGTAGAATCTGTTTTGTAACCACCCTTATATGCTGTGTACATATATCTTACTAAATAAGTTATATCTTCTTTGCCCTCTTTTTTACTTTTCCCATCTTGCTCACTTTTTCTTGTTTTATTTGCTCTTCCTGTAGATGTTAATTTTACTTCGTTGTTTAGTTCATTTATTTTTTTATCAAGTTCATCTTCTAAGTCATAATCAACATCCATTTGATCAATTAAATCAAACTCTTCTAATAAATCTTCCTCTTTTTGACCTAAGTCAATAAACTTATCTAATTCTTTGTTTGATTCTGCACTTAATTTAACTCCTGTCTCTTCTTCCTTAGTTTCTTCGTCCTCTACGTTCTCTAAGTCAGTAAATTCAAGCGGCTGAAGCGTTTTAAAGTACAAATGCAGCGAGATATCGTTATAAGCTAGTATTTGGTCAAACGCATCGATTAAAAGTCCTTGAAAGCCCTTAATTACAAGATTGTCAAATAATATAGATGCTGTTTTTAACTCATCTGCATTATTTCCAAGACCTGTACTGTCTTTTATACCAAATAGCATAGGACTTACAACTCTATGAGCCACCATAATCTTTTTTGAGCTTTCATCACTTAAAAATTGGTATTGTTGGTGTGCATCGCTTAATTGTACAGGCTCTATGCTTGCTGCTTGTTCTGGATTGTCATTAAAAGCTAAAATAAATTTACCAGCATTGCTACTTCCTGAAAACTTATCATAGATTCTTCTTTCTATCATTTCTCTTTGCTCTGGATCTGGTGTACCATTGTTAAAGTTAATTAACATACTTGGTGCTAGACCATTTAAAATGTTGTTTAGGTGATAATTAGATATTTCTTCTTCTAATTCTGCGTATTGTGTACCACCTTGATAATCTACAGGACTATAATACTTAAAACCTGCTCTGTATGGCTTAATGTAAAGTATTTCTAATCCCTCTTTAGAAGTTCCAAATGCAGGTATTCTTTTAAGTTCGTTTCCTCGCTTATACTTGCTCCAATCACTAAAATAATAATATGCATTTATATCTCCTTTCTCGTCACATTTCTCAGCTCGTATAGTTTCTATAGGTATGTGTTCAATTTGTACAATCTTAGATCTGTTTTTAGAGTAGATAATTTGTATTGCACATTGACCCATTAATTTTAAATCATAACATAACTTTCTGGTACAATCTTTGGTGAACAAGCTCATCATTTGAGCATACTCATTAGGCTTTTTATTTGAATTGGTCGCATCTAAGCCTTTTCCGTAAATCATCTCACTAACACCATTAATAATAGCGTTATTTGTAGGACTACCGTTGTATCTGTCTATTAGGTATTGAAAGTAGTTGTTATCTTCTCCGTATTCAATAAAGTCTTTACCTCTAACTTCTTTTACAGCAGGTGATGTATAAGTAGAAAGATTTACAATACTTAAATCTGATTTTGGACCTTTAGTAAACTGCCCTAATTTATTTCTTGTTCTATTTTTCATATAATTAAGTAATCATTATCATATTGGTCGTTTCCTGTTGGAGTAGTGTATTCTCCATTATTAACTGTATATGGTAATGTTTGGTCTGTACAAAATATTTTGTCTTTATAAATTACACTTGCTCCTTCTTTAACAGTCATATCATAAAACCTACCCTCTACTAATACAGGACTTAATGCCTTAGATATTACTAGATAGTTTTTGTCTGTTGATGTGCTTATGCTACTGTATGTTGTAGAGGTGTTTGTAGAATCGTCTCTTAGTATCATACTAACTGTACTAGCATAACTTCTAGGAATTATTTTTAAAGTTTGTGCTGAAGCAGACGTAGTTAAATGTTTCATACTTATATAACGCACTATCTTTAAATTTTGTACATAAAAAAAGAGGAGTTAAAAAACTCCCCTTTCAAAAACTAAACTAATTTACATTATGAAAACTCTACAAGTTCAAATATACAAAATTAATTTTAATTTGGTGTTATCTGACTTCCCTCAGTTGCACCATCTATTACAGATTTTTGTACAAATAATGGAGGATCAGTTTCCTGAGATACAAATGTCAATGAATAACCAGACATATCTCCCATAGCAGCTCCACTACTAAAAGTACCTGTTGTTAATTCGCATCCGTGATCTTCTCCTAATAAAAAGAAATTACCATTATAATCTGCAACAATGATTTGTGGTCTTGCAACTGCTAATAATTTAATTTCTTCTGATGTTTGTTTTTCTTGGAATGTCAAGTTCATTACTAAACTCGATTCATAGAAAGTAGTTCCGTTTTCTCTAGATGAGGTTACAGTAGTATCAAGTGTTGATGTTCCTTTGATGTCAAACTTCATAAGCGTTGGACTTCCACCAAACCCAGAAACTTCTCCTCCAGATGTAGTTAAAGCTCCAAGCCCACCAAAGTCAACAAAGTAAACAGCCTTTAAGCCACCAACTCCTGTTTTACAAGGTAAACCTCTTCCTTTTGTTAATATACACGCCATCGGTTTTTAAATTTTAATTTTAACTTATTGAAAATCAATGAGTTAGGTTAATATTAAAAAAGGGTAGGTAGAAAACCACCTACCCCTTTATTTGTTAGTCAATTTATTTTATTATGAGTAAAGAACAATGTCAGAACCAATTCCGATTTGTACCCCTGCTGTATATCTCATAACTACTCTTACGTTTTGAGATCCATCAATATCAGCCATATCAATAACTTTAACTTCGTTTCTGTCATTTAATAGACCAGTTCCAAAATATAAGTTAGATTTTCTAGCTGCTACTGCATTGTTAGTGTTAAGTCCTGCTGTTACAAACATTGGAATACCTTGATAATTCATTTCAGTTTGTCCTACGTTATATAATTCTCTATAACCTAGAGCTGCTTGTGCTTGAATGTAAGCCTTAGCAATAGCTGTTGATACATATAATACTAAGTCATCACTTCCATATACTCCACTTGGAATAGCGTTTACAACTTTGTTTAGCTCTGCAATAACATTAGAAGCATCTACTGATGTTCCTGTTACGTCTACTACGTCTGAATCAGCTTGCATTAAAGTTTTAAAACCATCAAAGTTACCTTCTGCTGCTGCACCACCCCAAATAGAGTTTTCAGTTGCTTGTGCAACCTCTGCTGCTACTCTTGCGATAACAAAGTCAGAAAATAATGGAGGTAAACTATCAAAAGCACTAAAGCCCATTTGAGCAGCTTCCCAGTCAGAATGTAATTCTTTCTTACAAATCTGAAGGTTAACTTGCAATTCAGTTGGTGTTAATACTTTTTCAGTAAGTGTAAGACCTGATGTCGTTGAATCGAAATCACAATCTGCACTTCTTACTAAGTTTGAAAATGCTCCTACTTTCATAGCAGCCTTAAACTTGATGTTAGGTAATATAGTTACAGCAGCTTCATCAAGAGTTTTAGCTGCGAATAAACTAGCTGCTAAATATTTCCCTGCAAATTCACCTGCATAACTACTTCCTGTAATTGTTGGATTTGGCATTTTATTTAATTTTAATTGTTACTTAATTTTTTCATTATTTTATCTAAAGTAGTTTCTTTTCTATTTTGTCCGAACTGTACTTTAAATTTCTCTTGAACTTCAGGATTGTGATTAATTGGCTTAGTTGCTGGAGTTTCGCTAAGTTCTTGTTTAACTTGCTCCTCTACCTCTGCCATTTCTTCTTTTACTTCCTTAAGTTCATTGATCATACCTTTGATTTCTTCAACGGCTGATTCAAATTCTTCTTTTGATACATATTGTGCTTCTACTACTTCTTCTTCTTCAGCAGGAGCTTCTTCTTCTACTTCCTCTTCTGCTTTGATTTCTTGAATTATTCCTTCTTCTTCTACAACAAGTGTTTTACCCTCTTCTGTGAGATACTCACCTACAGGTAAAGCAATTTTATCATCTTCTGTAAGAATAAAGATTTCGTTTCCTGCTTCAAAAGCATCAGCTTCTAATACTGTACCGTTTTCTAGCTTTAATTGTGCTAGTTCTAATACTTCTTTAGGAGTTTCTTCTAATTGAGTTTCTTCTTGCTCAATTTTATCTTCTCCTAAGAAAGTTTTGATTTTGTTTAAGATTTCTGTTGATTTCATATTACTATAACGTTATTAAATTTATATTTGCATTTTTATATTTTACCAATGCCTTGGTTTATTATATTACCCTTACAGCACTTCACTGAATAGGTTTCGTCTTTACATAAACAACCTCTACGTCCTCCTTTAGGACTTGTCTTACTTGGTGTTTCAAATTTTTTCATCTTCCTTGTCCTCTATACTTTTTTTTATATCCGTTTTGTCCTACACTCGCATTTTTGCTGTGTGGATGCGATTTTCTTTTTGGTTTTACATACGTTCTTATTACGTTTCTTGCCATTACTTAATAGGAATACAATTAGGTACTTTTTTACCGTTCTTCATTTTCATTCCGTATTGCTCGTATCCTGGTTGACAAGGTGCTTTTAAATTATGCTCCTCACAAGGCATATACCAAGTTTTACCTTCAAAGTCGTGTGTATGATATTTATCACAACCTATATTCTTTGCAGCTTCTAATGCCTTTTCTTCTGTAGCGTATGCTAACCTATCATCTATAATCGCAAAATCATCGTTAACTACCATAGAAGCTAAATCTATCTCTCCTAATTCTTTTAGTTTACTTTCTGACCATCTCTTAGCTGCTAAACCACCCCAAAGCAAATATGATATAGTACCACAAGCTTTAGAATCTCCCTCATCGTAATATTCTTCTGCTCTACTTAAATAAGAGTACATTCTTTTGATAGTTTCTTTTGAGATTGGTTTTCCTGCTGCTAATTGTGTAGCTCTTACTTTTCCTACTTGTGTAGCACATTTATTGTTTACTTTTTTGTTAAGCTCTAAGCCTCTCTTAGCGTTGTTTTTAACTCCAGAAGGATAATCGCTATATGATTCGAGTTCTCTCCTTTTGCCATTCTTTAAACGTTTGTCCTCTCTTACAATAGATCTAATAACAGATAGCATTTCTTCTGCTTCTTCTTCTTCAAAGTCGTTTATAGGTTCTTGGGGTCTTTCCATCTTATCTGCAAAGTAACCTTCTATACTAAAGCCTTTTACCTTGCCAGTTTTGACAAAGTTGTTCCAGATTTCATCGTTGTTTACTTTTACTGCACCCATCCAAGTACCTACAGGAACATTTAAACCATACTTGCGAGATTTATCGTGTACCTCATCTTCTACTAACCAAGATTCAACAAGTGTAAGTCCATTTAAGGTATGTTGGTGTTCTAAAGTAGCTTTAGACTGATTACCATTCATTAAATAAAGCTGTGATGCTTTTTCTACAGTTTGTTTAGAGAAATATATATAATATTCTTCTTCTCCTTTTCTACGATAGATAGGTTTGTTTGGAACAAGTAAAGCACCCATAAGAATACGCTTTTCTTTATCTACCTCAGCAAGTTTTATTTCTTCGTTTTTAAGTGCTATGAAATCTTCTTCTATTGCAGGATTTTCAACTACAGATATAGCTTCTATTCCTGTGATTTCATCGTCTCCTAAAATAAGTTCTACAATTCTCATATTATAATAACGTTTTAATTTATTTTTTTGTTTATCCTATACTTGCACTCTGTACAATGTTTCGATCTAATTGTTGAGCTGTTGATACATCACTGCTGACTACAAAAGCTCTTGGCGGAGGTTGATTACCTAATAAGTCTGCTAATTGATTTGTACCACTTGCACCTACTGTACTAAATGATGGTGGTAATGATGATGCTGTTGCTGCTGGAATTGATGTTGTTGGCTCTCCTCCTGTATCTCTTGCCCCTAATCCTGCTGGTGGTTTTGGTGATTTAGATGATGCTATTTTTTTAACGTTAGCTATTCCACCTGCAATAACAGCTGCTGCTCCAATAAACCCAAATATTCCTCCTTGTGCTAAGGCTTTGTTTGCACCTGCATAAGTATCTTGAATTGCTTGTACTATTGCGATAGCTTTTCCAAACTTAGAGTTTTGCCCTACAATACTTGCTATGTTTCCTAATGTTTCTTTAAGTTGTCCTTCTTTTGCTTTACCTAAATCTTTTTCTATTTTTTCTTGTTGATTTGAGTTGGCTTGTTGGAAATCAAGTAGTTCATTATTTGCATCAATAAACGCTTGTGTACCCTTCTCGTATGAATCTCTTTTAATTTTTAATCTATCTTCTTCAACCTTTCTTTCAATTTCAAGATTATCTAACATCATTTGCATCCTTGTAACTTCGTTTTGCTCCATTTCAGCATTAAAGTTTCTCTGCTCGTTTTGTCTTAATGCAGTAGCCTCATCATTAGACAATTCTAATTCTATTTTTTCTTTTAATAGTGCAACTCTATTAGATTCTTGTTCTGACATAAAACCTTCTATCTGAGCTTCTATTGCTTTCTTTTCGTTTCTTGCTTCTAAGAGTGCTAATCTATCTTCTTCTAAACCACTAAGTTTAAATTGCAGCTCTGCTTGTTGAATCATCAAATCAGCATTGGCTAACATAGATGTTTCTTGTTCTTTAAGAGTTTCTTTAAGTTTATTATTTGCTGCTATTCTATCATCAATACTTTTAAGATCGTTGTCTCTTATTTGTCTTTGCTGTTCTGCTTGTCTGTCGTATTGCTCAATCAAACCTTGATTTACTATTCTAGCTTCAGCTGCTGCTTTTTTAAGTTGTTCGTTTGCTTTTACGTTTTCAGCAATAGACTTAACACTAATTTCACTTAAACCCTCTACTACTTGTGAGCCTATGTTTCCTACTTCGCTTACTGCTTCACTAAAATCTGTTGCTATTGCTGTTCCTGCTTCTGCTATACCGATAGTTGTGTCAATAAGACTTTGTTTAGTTTCATCAATTTTCAGGTTAAGTGCCTCTATCTTTTCTGTATCTCCACTACCAAAAAACGATTGCTCCCAAGCTAACTGTGCTTGAAAGAAACCTAAAGCTAATCCATCAATAGCTATTTTAAATGGTGCTATAGCTATCTTAAATACATTGCTTACTACCCTACCAAGTGCATCAAAGTTTTCTGTAGTAGATGATACACTATTATATACGTTTACTAATACATCTCCTATTTCTGCAAATACTTGTGAGATTGTACCTGTAACTACTGCTACAGTATCCATAACTTGTTGGTTTTTAGATAATGCAGCTGCTAAAGCACCAAACAATGCTACTACAGCTCCAATACCAGCAGCTTTAAATGCAGTACCCATACCTTTGATACCTTTACTTAAAGAACTAAAACCTTTTTCTGATTTCTTCGCTGTTTTATCTGTATCTTCTATTTGCTTTTCTAACTTAGAATACTCCTTTTGCATTTCATCTAAGTTCTTGACAGCTTCTTTATATTTAAGTTTTAATTCTGCTTGTATTACTTTTGCCATACTTCCTTTTTAAATTGTGTATATGCTTCTTTAATGCTTTCAGGGTATTTGTATTTTCCTTTAGCTATTTTTATGTTTTCCGTTTCGCCTTTAGCATAAGGCAGTAAGTCTAATATATTTCTTATCACGTTAGTACACTATTTGTATATGTTACTGTTTTTACTATTAGATCTAAATCTGATTTCCCTGTTGTTAAATCTATTTTAATACTATTTATATAATATTCTTGACCTTCTATTAATATAACGTCATTTACTCTATAATTTAGAATAAAACTTACAGGCAGTCTAGCTGATACTTTTATAATCCTAGCATTCTGATTAAATGTTTGTACAATATAGTTTTGATAGAATCTACTAAACAAACTATTTGTATTAATATCTTTATTAAATTCATCATACTCAGCACCAAAGTTTAAAGTATGGTTTTCGTCTGTTGATACGTTAGATGGAGCGTTATAAGTTGTAATGTTTGAAGATGTTACTGTATTACTACTTGAATCAATAACTCTATTGAAAAATATAAATGGTTTACCAAGAGCTGTTTTATCATCTGCATCTACCCACCAAGAAAATATATTATTTGTTTCTTGTCCTGCATTCTTCTCTAAATTAATTAAAACACTTCTTTCAAAAGGTACTTGTAAATTAAATGCTTGACCGTCATACTTTTCTGGAGCAGAATATTCTAAATCACCAAACGCTTGAGCAAACTGATTGAGAAATCTAAGACTTGTTTGAGTTACAGGTTTAGAATAATTAAAGTTTACTTGATTGTATGGTATTGGTCTGTCTATTGTACTTTGTGATACATCTATGTATTTTGTTATGTCTCTTGTTACTCCCTCAAACATAAAATCATCAAAAGTTTCTACATAAATTGTGCTATCACCTAATCTTTTGTAAGCAACTAGATTAAACATCTTAAACAATCCACTAAGAAAATCTATTATTTTCATTTTAGGTAAGTAGTCTTGTATAAAAATCATATAGGCTAATTGAAAAGAATTATTACCATAAAAATGGTTAGTTGTTACGCCATTTACAGTTTTGATAATTTCTAAACCAAAATCAGATAAAGTGTTTTGTGCTGAAAATGTTATAGCTTGACTTGTGTTGTTGTTAAATCTAATTTCTGGATTAAATATTCTTGATGATAAATTTCCACTTGTTAAGCCTCCAAAATTAACTGACATTGGCGATGTTGATGATATTCTATTTTGGATTCCTAATATTTCGTTTGTTGTTTTATCTCTTGAAATTATTTCTATAGGCACATCAGCAGCGCTTGCTATAAATCTAAATTTTAATGTATAAGATTCACCTTCATTGATTGTTAGTTTACCAGCTGTTAATATATCACCACTACCCCCTACATAACTATAATTACTTAACGTTTGTTTAAACCCTAAAGATGTATAATTTATTCCAAAAAATTTAGTTGTGCTATTTAAAGCAGTATATGGTGTCTTTTCTCTATGCAACCACAAGTAAAGTTCATCAAACATATCACTACCAAAAAATGTTTTAATATCACTTGTTGCATCTTCTAAAATTACATCTTCACTTGGACTAGCTTCAGTTATAACTTGGCTTGTATCCTCAGCTAATACTTTTTCATCCAGGTGTACATCTGCCATATTAAAGGTAATGTCATATTGTGTTTGTATTGCCTCTATAACTCTTTTTAGTTTTATTGCTGGTTTTAAGTCTTTTCTTAAATTAGTCCAAGTAACATTATCTAATCTAGTTGTACTTGGTGTATCATAAGAGTAATAATTTTCTAAACTAATTAGAGGTACTACTATGTTTCTATTACCTAAATTTGTAGCATTCAAGCCTGTGCTTTGTAAACCTGTTTTAAATGCGTTTAGAACATCAGCTGTAACTGTATCACTTTTTATATCATAAGTTGATAAAGCGTTTAAAGAACTTAAATCTTCATCTCCAAATATATCTTTTAGGTTATTAGGCTCACCAAAGAATACTACTTTGTAAGTGTGTGGTTTATTGTCTTTTAGTGATACGCCTGTTAGTCTAAGTTTGCCTGTCTTAAATGGTACAAAGTTTATCTCAATTCTTGCATCTACTTTAAACCTAGCATCAAAGCCACCTTGTATATTAAAGTTATAATAGTGTTTAAATAGCTTATTATTAGTTTGAGATGCTGGTAAGTTAAACTGCTGTGAGAAAGGTGTAAACAGCTTACTAATGTCAGATACATTTTGTATAGAATCAGTTATACTTATTGATTCATCATTAAATAGATCTACCCTTGTGTCTGATATAAATAGTTGTACCTCACGCTTCATTATACTATATTATTAATAACATCGTTTGCATCCTCAACCTCTAAAGTGTATTGTGTTAGTTTGTCGTTTACAGACGTCTTTTTAGTAAGTGATGAGGTAACTACATTTACAGGATGCCATTTTAGACTAGTGTTATCATTATGAGTAAAGGTGTTTATATATATCCAAACATACTCACTTAACATAATATCTTGTATTACTTCGTTGTAAGCCTCTACTAAATAGTTTGTATTTAAGGTAAATCGTTTCTTACCTGTTTTGTTAAATGTTTGCATTTGATGGTCTTGTAAACCATAACTTGATGTAGATTGTACAAATATATTTCTCTTAAATTGTTCTGATTTAGTATTTACACTTTCTACATTCTTTAAAAAGAAATAATGGTCTTGTGGCATACCATTCTTATTTATAAACCTCATCTGTATTGGTGTGTACTTAGCACTACATACTCTTTCTACTGAATAAGTAATTGTTGAAGCTGATACAGAGCTTGCTGAGGTGCTGACTGCGTATCTTGTTGCTGTACCGCTAGCCATAGCATAAACAAAACTTGCTGTATTATCTGGAAGATATATTTTGTTAGTACCACCTGTATTTGTTAAAGCTGCATCGTCAGGGTCAATGTCAGAATTTGCGCTATCCCAAAACATTGAATATCCATAGAAACCAGTATGATTAACAGTAGTTTGTATTGTGCCTGTACCTCCACCATCTACTGCTGTGAATGTTGTTATTACATAAGCAATAGATACTGTATCGAATGTTGAGCCATCGGTGCCTCCATAATTAGCTGTAAAATAATCTCTAGCCAAAGATGATATTTCAAATACTGTTCTATTACTTGTTGCGTTTTTAAGTATCGTATATCGTAAAGCTCCGTCTATAGTCAAAGCCATTTGTGCTGACAAGTGTGAGCCTGTAGTAATTGTAACAAAAAAAGGACTTCTTAATAATATATTAGCCATTATTCAAATATTAAATTTTCTATATCTATACCAAATTTCTCTTGCAACTCAGGAGGTAACTTATCAAATGCTTGGTTAAAAGGTTTTGTAAAAAACATACTTGGTTTTATTCCGTGTTCATAAATACTTCTAGCTATTAAGAATTGCATACTCTTACGTTTTATAAACCTACCTTTTTTATCTCTTACACCATCTAAACCTTTTCTAACTACCCATTGACTAAAAGACTTTGCAGGAGGCATCTTAGACTTATAACTATAAGGTGTGTTGTATTTTGTTTTCTTTCCACTTACACCTAAGTCTTGAAACTTACCATAATCTTCCATTTCAAATACTACGCTTATAGAATCATTACTAGCGTTTATATTATAATCAAGACTATTATATAATTTCTTGCTTACGTTTTTTTTGCTTTTAGTTAGCCTTGATTTAGCTTGTTGTACTACAAACTTACCAAAGTTGTTTAGTGCCTCTCTTGTTTCTTTTAACTGCATACGTTTATATCATTTGCTATTAATACATTAAAGCTACAAGCGACTCCTGCTAACCTATTCTCAAACCTTTCATAAAAAAACTCACAAGAAGCATCACCAGATAATTGATATTTATCCTGGTACAGTGTTCCCTTACTTAATAATCCTACTAACTTATTTGCTACAGCTAATTGTGTGTTTAGTATATCTTGTTCGTTATTGTTTCCTACAAAATGGTCTGTTGTTTCATCTTTAGATACATCAACTATATCCATACACATTACAGTAATGTTAAAGCTAAGAGCTGCCTCTTGTATTGTAACACTATTAACAATTATATGAGCTAAAGGAAATATTGTTTGCTTGGCTAAGTCTATATCAAATATATCTCCTGTTGTTACAGTATTGACATTCTCATCTAATAAGAGCTTTGTCTTTAGTGTTTGTGTTATTTGGTAATAGCCTCTTACTCCTTGATTGCTCATCTTCTAAATTTGCTTTTCATTTGTTTTGATTCTAGTTCTGCTTTTTCTTTCATAAAACTTAATGCGTATAAACATTCGTGTAAATTTAATTCAGTGATATCTTTAAATCTTGTAACATCTTGTCCAGATAAACCCCAAACTGATTGATACCATCCCCACTTTCTATTGAACTGAGATATTGCACTAAATTCTCCTCCTCCTCCTGTGTTTCCAAAGAGTTCATCATAACTGTCGATAATTCCATCCCTAAATGATAAAAAAAAAGTATAGAACTAAATACAGCATCCATTGGCATATTTATCATATCTGAAAATTTATCTCCTGTGTACTTCTCAATAGTATACTTATCTTTATAGCTTTGCGTTATTGGTCTGTATAATACTGCCATAGCCTTATGCATATTTTCAAAGTCTCCTATAAACGTATCTAAGTCTATATACTCTCCAAATGTTATGTTTTCTAAATCAGGTACAAAACCATAAGTAATACCTTTCATTTCAAATTGCTTTACGAGTTCAGGTTTCTCGTTAAACATATCTGTAAGTATTTTACATATATCTCTTATACTTTTTGCTTTCATAGATCTGACTGTATGATTTCTTAAACCACAAAATACTTCTATCATTTTTATAGCTAGAAAGTTTTCATCATCATTGTCTTTTTGATACTTGATATACTTTTGGTATTGTGCTAATGTAATTTCGCTTAGAGTGTCTGGTATATACATTTCTACTTTCATATTTATATAACGTAGAAATAAAAAGTTTTAGAGCATAAAAAAACCCCTACTTTCGTAGAGGTCTTTTAATTAGTATTTGTTTTTTTATTGTTATTATTGTTTGTTGTTTTTATATACAAAACCAAGTCTGTATTCTTTGGCGTGGTCGGATAAATCTCCCGTAATTAGTTCGGTGACTTTTTCCATTTGTAATAAAGTTTCAACTTCTGCATCTTCTAATTTTTGGTCGTAGTTCCAATTCCCATAATTAGAATTTAGTAATAATGATTTTAATTTATTAATTCTAACTTCTAATTCTTGTACTGCATCAAATTCTTCTTGTCCGATTCCGAAAGGTACTTTTGTGTTTTCCATTTTTTTGTTTTGTTTTTATTGTTATTAATACTGTAAATATACAACGCTTATTTGGATTATTAACTATTGTTAGGAACTTTTTTTTAATTATTTTTATCCAACAGAGAAGAATAGTTAAAACTTTAACATTTATTGAATAGCGTAATTGCCTCTATTTGGGTTTTTTAGTTGCATCATTAGTGCGTATCGAGCTGCATCAATACAGTCTGGATGTACGCCTGTAGGTTTTTGTAGATTGTTTCCCTCTTTGTCTTTATCCCAAACATAACCTTGTAGTTCTCTTATTAAGTTCTTAGACTTAGATGTTACATAGATTTCGTTTTGGTTGATTAGGTTGATACCATAGATTATTGAATCTCTACCTTTTGTAACAGGAAATACTTTGTGTCCGTAGTTCCTCAGCTCCTGGATTGATTTAGGCTCTGCACTATCTGCGTATATTTGTTCTCGTATCTCGTTCTGTTTGATAAAATAGCTGAGGTCTCTATTTAACATTCCTTTACGATAAAGTATCTCATCAAATATGTAAGCATCATTCCATTTATATAGTCTTATAATTGTGCTTGGATCTACAGAATAACCAAAGTCTAACCCAGAGCATAGTAATCTTGCCTCGACTGGAATATTGTCTATAGGTTTCCAATCAGAAATACACACACCTTCTAAGCTACCGATTTGTCCTAGTCCGTACACTTTCCACCAGTTAGCCCAGTATGTAGATGTTTTAGCTTTTTCTCTTGCCTTCTCTATTTCTTTAACTATAGATTCTGGTAAGCTGTTATTATCCTTATAAGTTAAGGTTATAAAGTTCGCATCTTGCTGTCCTATTAATTCTTTATCTACCCAAAACAAATTAGCTGGATTAAAGTCTAGCCAAATGTTACCTGATGTTCTAACTGCTAATTGTTGGTAGGAATCAAAGCTTACATTGTTACACTCGTTTATAAATAAGTCTGTTCTTCTTGCACCTCTTAGTTTGTCTGGTTGGTCTGTACTAAAGAACTCTATATAGCTACCATTGCTGAATTCGTATTTTAAGGTACTCTTATTGAACTTTCTATCATCATACCTATTCAAACCCTTTAAGATGTTTAAGAAGTCTTTTAAAGCACCTCTACGTAAGTGTGGTATTGATTCAGCTACTATGCTTATTTCTTTTCCCTTGTTGCGAATTGCATAGTCAATTAGGATTGCTATGATACCAATTGTTTTACCAGCTGATGAGCCTCCTCTAATTATACGAACTCTTTTATTAAGTTCTCTTAGTTTATTAAGTGCTGAGGTTTTAGTTAGTTGCATTTAATCTTTTATAAAGCACACCCAATGTGTATTCATTCTCTTACCTGATTTATGTCCGTACAGAGGTTTATGCTTTGTTAATTTTAAAACATCTTTTATAGGTATTTGTACCTCACTCCATTTAAATATTAAAGTACCATTTGGCTTTAAAACTCTAAAGCATTCTTTAAAACCTTTTCTTATTATATCTTGCCATCCATCTTCTAATATACCATATCTTTTAGTTAAATCGCCTGTAATTGCTTTTCTTGTAATATGTGGAGGGTCAAAGACTATATGCCAAAAAGAATTGTCAGGCTGTTTAATATTAGTAAAATCTCCTACTATATCAGGTTTAATTTTTATAACACCTCCATTAGGATATGCAGCATTAGCTTCTAAATTATAGTCTTTATTTCTTTTGTCAAGGTATAAAGCTCTTTTGTCGTTTTTATCAAACCACATAGCTCTTGTTCCACAACAAACATCTAATACTTTTTTCATTAATCGATAAATAAAGGTACATCTTCATTAATGTGAATGTCCTTAGTTTCTTTTGGTTTACCTGCTACATAGTTGTAGTAGAGCTGTACATATTTAAAGTCTCCTTTCTCTAAACCTTTTTTAAGAGCTTCAAATGCTAATGGCTCAAGTGGTGTAAGTTTCTCTATAAGTTTAACCTCTTCTGTCTTAGGTTTTCTTCCTGCTCCCTCTCGCTTACCACCATTAAGTTTTCGTTTATCCATAATTGAAAAAGATTGATTAATCAATTATATAACGTAATAATTTAAAATTTTAGATACCACAATATCCAGAATCACAATCATTAAAAT